ACTCAAGACTGATGAAGTCACAGGTATCTGTGTGCTCGAACAAGGGAGCCATCATCTCAAGCGTAATTGAGCGCTCAGCACGACCTGTGTTGATCTTCCCGCCAGTCCATGCGATGCCAACCTTTAGCTTGTCGCCAGAAAGCCCCAGAAGCGCCTTGTATTGCGCCACACGCTCAGGATCTGGTTTCAGGTATGGTGTGCCTGGGAATGTCCACTCGCCTCTCCTGAAGAACCTGGGAAGCTCTCCGATGGAGACGTATGCTGTGGGATCCAGCCACTCGTTGATCGGGCTGGGACGCTCGAACCTCGTGCCGAAACAATCGACATCAAACGAGCGCTCGAACAGGGACTGCAGTCTGGGATCGCACTCAATCACCAGTGCGTTGCAGTGCTTCTTGGCGTCCTCAATGCAAGATGAAAACAGGATCTCGTCACCCAAGCCTTGTTCAGCATGGACGACCAGCAGGTCAGTGTGCTCGCCATTCCACTCAGGACAGTTGAAGGTTCTGCGAGGGCGATACTTGCCGCCATAGGATCGATGGTACAGATCCCAGCCCTCTGCCCAATTGCGCATCATCAGCAAGGATTGCGCCTTGTTGTCGAGTGCCGCCACAGAGTCAGGGTCAATGGCCAGCGCTTTGTCGCACCACTCAACACACTTCTTGGGGTTGCCAAGCTTCATGTTCATCAAGCCAAGATTGATCATGGCGTGATGGTTCTTATGGTTGATCTTCAGCGCCTTGTCGAATGCCTTGAGCGCTTTGCGGCCATCCATGACCTCCAGCGCCATGCCCATGTTGTTGTAGATTTCCGACTGCGTGGAATTCATCGCAGCACAACGCTCAAAGATTTGGTACGCCAGTCCAAACTTCTCTGCCTGCAGCGTCAGAAACCCAATAATGAAAAGCGCCTGGCAATTGTCAGGTTCCTCGTTCAGAACCTCGTTGCACAGGCGCATGGCTTTCTCTGGATCGACGTTGGCGCAGTCTTTGGCTTCAAGTAGCTTTGTGTTCATAGCCTCCCCGATGCTGTACGCAAGTAGCGCCAGTCAGGGCTGTTGAGTTTGCGCTTC